TTACTCGTCCTCTATATCAGGAGATTCTTGCACTTCGGTTGCCAGTGGAACGTTGGCTGCAGATGCATCATCTAAAATGATTGGTTCAACTTCCAGAGTAGTACAACCAGTAAGTAACGCATCAACAGGATTTTTTAAAGATTCTGGATTTATTCCGGAATCTTTAATTTTTTGCAAAAGATCAGCTTTCTTTTCAAGCACCTCTAATTCAGCTTTTTCAGCTTCTGCATGTTTGATACGGTAATCATCTTTAGCCGAAAAAATGCTTTTTACAATATCAATTGCTCCAGGTACTTTAAATGAGAGAGCGCTGCCGCCGCCTAAGAATACAAGTATAGCAAAAATGAATTGCCAGTTATCTACTAAAAGATTTTTTACATTAACAAGAGAGAATACAATATCTCCAGGAGAATTTAAAGATACTTGAGTCGATATGCATTCCTCTGAAGCAATAGAAGTCAATAATTCGGTAGTTCCGTATAGAACGTTATTGATTGAGCGTGGACCGATAGGTGTTTGCTTTCGAACATTAAGAACGAAAGACATATCATTGCCAAACATATAATAATTATACAAAGCATTGAGTATTTGCTTTGAGTAAGAATCTAAATTTGAAATACCATGATAATTAGAGATTGCTCTACATAACGAATAGTTTAGTTCTTCATTTTTCACTGTTCGAAGCAGAGTCATGTGTCTGCGCTTCTTATAAGGGCAGGAAACATCGTTTATATCAACATCGTGATTATCAATACGATATATAACGTTCTGCTCAAGTTCTAGAGTTTTTGAATCATCTTCATAGTATTCACCAGCAAGTGCAAAAGTAATATAGCTACTTTTAGCACTTGGGATTACGAGAATATCATTAGTCTTGATTTCGTAAATAAAAGAATGACATTTATTAATAACGGTTGAAGGGCGATGAATTTCTTTAAATGTCATTAGTATATCATCTTTTAATGAATCTTTATTTGATTCCGAAAAATCTGTTTCTTGCGAAATGTTATTCCAAGCCAAGGCAACAAAACGCTTTGAAAGAAATTCATTATAAAAATAGCCTTTTTTGGTGCGAATCATCCAAAAATGTGTGGTGGGTGGAATGATCGGAACGCTAAAATTTTCAATTGCGTCAAGCAACGCCAATTGATCTGTATAGGTCATACTTTATCTCTCCTTGCAACTTATTTATGATTTCCCTGGTGTTTGGTAGACACCGGGGAATTTTTATTCGTTATTTTTCTTGATTGTCTTTTCGCTTTTTGACAAGTGCTATTATTGCTAAAATTACGCAAATCAAACACCAACCAGCCCATACGTTTAAATCTGCATAGCTTCCGGCAAGGGCAAATCCAAGTAAAGCACCTATTCCGTATAATACAATAATAGCGATGTTTCCACCTTTACCTCCATTGCGTGTTGCAATAGAAACGATTCCTCCGGCAAGGAGTAGGATTGCTACGACAATTCCAGCGGATCCACCAGCTTCTCCATTTGCTTCAAGTGTGTTACTGATTCCAGCAGCACATGACTGGAAACTGACAAAAACAAATAAAATGATTGACAGTATTCCTGATACGAGTTTCCATGTTTTCATAAGTTTTCCTTCTTTCTTATATGATTTTTTCAGAATGTATTTATTCAATCAGATATCTCCGCCATATAAATACTTTCGTATCAAGAGGGCAGTGTATTTATGGTTAGAGATACTGGATGAATCAAATTAGTTATCTATAAGCTTTAATTCTTCGGCAGTAGGAGTACGGCCGGCCTTCTTTATCATTCTTTTTAAGCGTGATTTTTCATCTATGCCTACTTTGCAAGCAGCTTTGCAGACAAGAATGGATTTGTCAAAATTTCCTTGTCTTTCATAGAGTAAAGCCAGTTTTGTGAAGGCAGGAGAGCCAGTCATAAGATCTTGATTGTATTTTATGTCAATTGATTGAATTTCTTTATAATAAGAAATTGCTTTAATACAATTACGTTCTACGGTTTGTGCTAATTGACCAGTATAATTATTGGAATTGTATAAAGCAGACCACTGTTCCTTTATTATTTTAATTAATTCACCGTATTCGGAAAAAACAGGTCTAAGCTCAGAATCATATTTTGAAAATTTTTCAATTGGATCCGGTTTGAATTTCCAATGATTGCGCTTTTTTAATTCTTTCCATTCGGAATCAGTACCACCAACGTGAAGATATTCAAGCCAATTTTCGTATTCTGTTTTTGAAAAATCAGGTTTAAAGGTAAATACAGTTTCTGCAAATAATTTTGAAAAAAATCCCATAAAATCACCTCGATTCTATATTTTCTTAAATATCATCAAGTTAGGGATAAAATAAATTGTGTAATTGTCTACGATTTTATATTCCCCATACTTATCCCGATAGCAGTTAATGCAGTCTTCCAGATATTCTTCTGTGACATCCAGATAGTCTGCGATTTCATATTTATCTTTACAACCATGTTCGTAGGCTCTGATCAGACCGAATAATCCGATTACACGGTTATAACTCCAAAGCCTCGCCTGACGTTCTTGTTTACGATTTTCGGGAACATTCATGTCGAGAATATTTCCGACAGTGGTGTAATAGTGACCGAGTTCTTCGGTTAATACGCAAGCCTTTTCGATAGTTGTATCTATATTTTTACGTATAGCAATTCGATTTCCGTTGATTCGGCCATCACTAGAGTGCAATGGCATTTCCTTTACGATTAATCCCTCCGCATGGGCGGTGTCTAAAAGTTCTTCATATGGATTCATTGTGCAACACCTCCAATATCTCTATATTACGCAATGTGTCCTATGAAAATTTATTTCCAATTTGCATCATTGTTCATGATGTTGTCATCATGCTGTCTCATTTCATCAGTCACATCTATATCTGTACGTTTATGAGCCGCTTTAGTTTCAGGGTAGGAACTCATTTCAACAACATTATCAATTGATTCTTTTAAAGATATAGATCGCTCATATTCTTTTTCAAGAGTAAAATCAACCATTTCTCTGCCATGTTCATCAAGTTCACGGTATTTTTCTAATATTGTTTTTTCCTCTATATTTATAACTACATTTGTAATCTTTTCAACTTCATCTTGATACAAGTAATTAGCATCAACATCTAATATATCTAATATTTTAGCAACAGTAGCAATAGAAGGTTCTCTATTTCCGCTTTCATATCCAGACAATGTAGATTTTGCAATACCGAGTTTTTCAGATAATTGCTCCTGAGTCAGTCCAGCGTTTGTTCGACTTTCTTTTAATCTATCATTAAATGCCATAGTGCCACCTCCTTCTTGATGTTTATTATAAACGCAAAATACGGATTAATCAATATGAAAGTATGCAAAATGAAGAAAAAATATATTGACATGTACTCGAAACGAGAATATAATAACAGCAAGAAACGCGATATGCGTACTGAAAGGAGATGAGAAAATGCAAATTGCGGAATGTAATGCACCAGTAGCAAAGAATATCGCAGGAGTTATCGAAAATAAGGGATTAAAGCAAGTTTATATTGCTGAAAAGGCGGGATATAGTCCGCAAGAACTTAATGACATGCTCAACGGAAGAAGACTTATCAAAGCGAATGATATAGCTCGCATTTCGTTAGTATTGGGAGTTGATGTTAATTGTTTATATGGAATTGAGAAAGGTGAGTGAGGATTTGATTATTTCAGATAAAGAGTATAGAGAAATTCAGATTATCACAGAGGATGATGAATTGATTGTAAGTATTACAGATGAAGACATTATTGTGAAGGATGGGTACAAAGTTGTATGCGTGCCTTCCGATAATTAACCGAGGTTGTTACGAGGATCTCCGTCAGGTTTAGAGACGGGAGTATCAACGCCATTTATTTTTCTATGATAGTAGTCGTTTCCATAGTCGCCTCTATCAATAGCTCTTACAAATTGGTTACGAGTCATTTCATTGCCAGTACGAGTGTCTCGAAAACGTTCGTTACGGCCAGTGTTAGATTCTCTAATAACTTCTACTTTTGGTTTGTTAGCCATATGCATCATCCTTTCTATACTTATGGCACGCAAAAAACAACTTTGTATGGATAGGATAATACTAGAATCTAGGAGTGTCAATACAAAAATACTAGATAATGTATAAAACATGCGTTCGCACACAAAATATAGAAATGCAGTTCTACTAGTATATCACTTGGTAAAGAATAAAACAAGAAGAAGTATCAGAGTTAAGAGAAACTTAATAATTAAAGGTTCAGAGAAGTGAGGTGAAGAAAGCGTGCAATTAGCAACGACAATAATTTCAACAGTATCGGTAGTTTGTAACATTTACTTAATTTTCTACATCAGAAAAATGAACTAATCAGTGATGCGGGAGGTGAAACGCAATAGGAGTGGATTATGGCTTTTTTATAAGAGAGCAGGCAATAAAAAACCTTTTATCAGCTCAGAGGAAAATGGCAGCGAAGGGAAATGCAAAAGGGCTTATTGCAGTAACTAAATTCATATTAAGCATTTCTCATCAGTTTGATGGTGAAATGTTGAAAATTAGTCAAGGAATAAACATTGATGGAAACGCTGTTGCTCAGGCTACCTTGGAAGCTGTTCATAATATGCAAAGAAAGGAAAAGCGGAGTGAGGTGAGTAGATGGAGGAATATATAGAAGCGCTAAAAGGTATTTCATATTTTGAATGGATCAAATTGCGAGAAGGTATTGATTCTGAGTTTGATCGGCAAATCGGTGAATCAAAGAGAAGTCTTCAACTCACCGATTCTGAAAATGTAAAAAAAGCTATCCGTTCACGATTTGGATGTAAATTGGATTAATTCTCCAATCGTTGCCCTTATAACTAATATGAACATAATCTAGTCCATAAAAGCTATCAAGGAGATCAGAAGGACGTTTTCCAGGTGAATAAATGGAAGCGTTTTCTTCCCACCAAACACTAGGAGATTTCTTGTTTTCACCGATCGTGCAATCAGGATCATCGGTAAGACAAACCCAATCACCGGCGAGACAAGCATAAATTTTAAGCATATGCATACTCCTTTCTTTATTACTTAGGTACTGGCATACCCTGTAAGAAAAGTATAGGAGGACAAGGGAGAAAAGGCAATGTCTGGATATAATTTTAATCATTTTACTGGAAAGACAAAAGGTAAGACTTCGAGAAAGAAAAAGATTCGAATGAAACAAAATCATAAAAATAAGTATGAGAAATATTCCAATAACAGAGGAAAGTAGTTAGTAATTTGCAACAGATGATTCAGGTTCAGAAGAAGGGAGGGAGTAGATGGAAGGATATTACGATTCAGAATATAGCGGAAAAGGATTAGAAACGCCAACAGGACAATTGAATATTGAAGTTAAAAATCTACCGGAATTTAAAGAACTGGTAGAACAGGCAAAGTATCAATCCGGCCAATTGCAGCAAACAATTAATCGACTTAGTAACTTTGAGCTGAAAATAGATTTTAGCTGTGGCAAAGAAGTTACTTCGAAGTAATAGAAGATACATTCATGGAGAATTACTTATTTGATAGGAAAATTATACCAGAGAACCACAACAAGTACAAACCATTCCACATAACCTATAAAGAGGTGATGCAGTTTTGAAACATATTAACATCGTGATCATCGATGGAGTAGAGAGAGACATGGCTACATTATCTGCAGAGGAACGAGAAAAAATCGTGAATGAGTTGAATCGTGTAGCTGTTGGATATCTGGGATACCAGAAAGAGAAAACCGCTTAGGCGGTAGGGGAGGTGGACAAGCATGAAAAGAAGAGGACCAAGAACAAAATGGCAGAGAATCATCAGAGAAACGGTGTTAGAGATCCTGATCGGCGCCGCAATCGGACTTGCATTTGATGCAATGTTATTTATCTGGTTGCTTGTAAGGTGAAGGAGGTGAGGACGTTGCAAGGAGAAACCAAAGAAGAGCACCCGTATAAGCCGGCAAGCTTTGGGCGCTCAGAAAATTAGTCAACTATATTATATGAGAAGAAAGGAAATTAGTCAAATGGCAGAAGAAAAGAAATATGAAATTACAATATCAGATCTGAGTGCATATATAGGAGCAGCAGCATTCGAGATACTTCCGGAAAATGCAAAGGAAGAGGATGTTGATAAATATGCTATGGTTGCAGCTGGCATCACGGACCGAGTGGCCAAACATCTGGACGGTTCCAATCCTTTACCAGAGGATCATGTGGCTTTGGCAAAAGAGATGGGACAATTTATTAATGAACTTGGAGCGGTTTGCGAAAAGATTGTTCAAGCTGTAATGGAGGAGTAGAGATGGAAAGCATTCCAGGATACGACGATTGGAAGACAACTCCGCCAGATGATCCAGAACCGGCCTCGGTTTGTGATTGCTGTGGGTGTGAGGTGTATGAAGGAGATTATATCTATACGATAGATGGAGAACGTTTATGCGAGGATTGTCTCAATGCTAATTACAGGAGGGTTGTGTAATGGCAGAAATATGGATGGTGTTCGGAGCGGAAGAATACAAATATGGAACATATCGTTTTGTTACACGTGCAGAAAAAAACAGAGTAAACGATCTCGCAATGCAGATCCGCAAAGAACGCGGGTGTGAGACTTATGTGAAAGAGATAGGTGAGTATTAATGTATTACAAGGAATGTCCGTTCTGTGGTTGTAATTTGGATCCGGAAGAGAAATGTGATTGCCAGGACAAGAAGAAAAAGAGAGAAGAGCTTATCAGATCGTTTCTGATTAGACAGTCAGACGGGCAACTTGTGTTGAAGGAGGCGGTATAGATGACATATGAATCGTTAATGATTGCAAATCAAACAATCACAAAAATAGAAGTTAAAGGAAAAGAATATGCGGAAGTAAATCAAAGAATTCGTGTATTTCGAATGTTATATCCGAACGGAAGTATCGAGACAAATATTGAAAGCTTAGAGAAAGGCATCTGTGTGATGTCTGCAGTTGTG